GTGCTATTCACAATTAAGTAAGTAGCACTTTTTATATATATTCCGATGTTATCACAACAGTAGAGTTTAATATTCTTTACAAATATATGTTTTTTTTTAAATACAAAGCAATATTGTTGTTTTATTAAGAAATAAAAAAAGGCACTCAGTGAAGAGCACCTTTTAATAACTAACCAAAAAAACCAAAATATTTATGAAAAACACTTTACAAATATATAAATGTTTTATATAAATCCTCGATTAATAAGATAAAAAAATAACAAAACACACATTGCTATTAAGAAACTAAGCAATAGTGTTAGATTTCCTTTTCTGCTTTCATAGTCCAATTTCTGATTCATGTTCAAGTTTATAAAGTTTTTCAATTAATAAAATGTTTTCATGAGCAATTTCATTTAACTCTTCTTCTAATTCTACGATTCTTTTTTTTATACTCAATAATAACTTTATAAAAAAATAAAGCAGAACTAAGATTATCAGTGTTGTTATAATATGTATCATCTTTTTAAATCATATTTAATTGGTTTATCATTTACATGTTTTTTAGCGGATTCAATTGCCTGTTTCCTTTGGTCTGACATTTCATCAAAAATTCTTTGCTTCTCGCTTTCAGGTCTTTTCTTTTTCTTATTCATCTATCAATGTATTTTAAGGCAAGATCAATTTCAGATGCCTTTTGATTAAAATTAACTGATTGCTCCATGCTTTCAGATTTCTTTTCTTTTAGGTGACTAGATAACTTCCTCCTAGTGTTATTCAGTATTTGCACAACCTCTAAATCTGTAAAGTCGCAATCTAAGTCATTTGTTAGTAAAGTAAATACTTTTTCTGTTTTATCTATTACATGCTCTGCTCTAGTCTTAGACGGAAAGAACCTTTCAATAATATTCATAATTCAAGTTTTAAATTATATTTATAAGCTGCATTATTCTGCTGCTTCTGTTTGTACTCTAGGCTTATCCATGTGCGTATTAAACATCCTTTTGACTCAGGAGTTTTAGAGACTACAGCACCCTGCATATAAATCATTTTCTCTCTAGCCATATTAGCAAAAACAGCTCCAAAAACATTTACTTGCTGTGGCATTTTGTGTTTTTCTAAGTATGCTTTCTTAAAATCATTTGCATTAAACACTCTAAACTGCTTTTTAACCCAATCAGCAGCAAAGTCAAATATAATACAATAATCTTCTTTGTTTGCCATACCTACACGTAGTAAAGCATATTCTTTTGTTTCTTGATTGTTTTTCATTTTTATTTTGTTTTATCCATTCAATAGTTTACCGGCTTTTATCACTCTCTTAGTTAAAAACATTATGTCTTTAATTGGAACTTCAAACTCAAATCTATTTAAGTTTACAAATTCACTATCATTGGGCAAAACGGCTAATTCAGAATTTGGTTTTTCAGCTATAAAACGAACTTGCCATGACTGCATCCCTATAGCACTTAAATACTCAGGATCTTCTACAGACTCTCTTATTTCATCCATTTCTGACTCGTATGGCATATAAACTATAGCCTCCATTTTTGGAACTTTATGAATACATGCATTCCCAACCATTTGCCAATACTCAGCAGGAAAATCTTTCTTAATTATTTCAGTGTCATTAGTCAGTAATGCAGAAACATAAGCAGCAAACTTCTTTGGCTGGAAACACTTTAACTCTGCAATTTTTATCCTTGGCACTAAGAAATCTACTGAACCTGCCCAAAACAGATGCTTATGATGCACGGTTGTGGTTTTATGCTGCATTTGATACCCTTCAAGAGCATCACTATCATTTAATCTTTTCTCCAGGAAACTCCCCCACGCCATCGCTTGAGAATAAGCACCGGTATCTAAACTCCTTTTTAACTTTCTCTCAAATATCTTTTCTTCAACGTAGGTATAAAATGGAGCTGTAGGATTATTTACATTTTCCCCACCGCATAAATGATAAATCTTTGAATTGGTAAAGTTTCCTATTCTTGCTTTATTTTCTATCATCTGGAAATTGCGGTTTAGTTATTACAACATCGTCTTTAATAAAAGTTCCATCTACTGTTTTGCCAGTCCTGTTCTTTATCTCATTCCAAGCTAAATTAGCACATTCTGTTAAATCTTGATTAATACATAAAGACAATTCAAAAAGCCAAATAAAGCAAATATCAATACCATCACAATCAACTGAATCACTAATTATATTGATTAAACAAGTATCTACATCTTCACTAAAAGGGACTTTGTCTAATTCAAACTTATAATTTTCGTCGTATTGCTTTTGTAAAATAACCAAAACCACAAAAATATCTCCAATAGCATCTTTCTGTTCATCAACTTTGTTTTTCAATATGGCTCCGGCAAGCTCCCCACATTCCTCAATCAATTTTAATCTTTGCTTTGGAGCAAACTTTTCCTCAACAAAATTCTTATCGTTAGCCCATGAGATAATCATGGGCTGCAACTCTTTTAAACTATACATTTACTTCTAATTTTGTAGTTAAAAACTTAATTGATTTGTCGTAATTTATAACGTCTTTTGTAGAGATTATTAACTCCGCGTAATCTGATTCTGTTACTGATAAACTCTTTTTTACGGTACTATATAGATTAGATAATATCGTTAATTTATCTGTAGAATCTGAAGCGTCTGAATTAATCCTATCATATTCTTTTGCGCTCTCACCGCACAAAGCAAAATGTTTTTTTAAAGAAGGGCTTTTCTTTTGCTCTTTAGTTAATGAATCCCATAGCTTGGTTAACTCAACTCTTCCCTTTTCACAAGTAAACAAAGCTTGTGATTTTAACCTCTCCAAATCTGGATTAGGCTTCTCACCTTTATCTAACCATTCTCGTATTTTAACCCCTGTTTCTATTCCTAAATATCCTTGCCCGCTTCCAAATGAATTTTTAAGAAAAGAAGGCACTTTGAGAAATTGTTGTGTTTTACCTTCATTAATCATCAACATAGAAGCTGTCATTTCAAACATAAAATTCTTTTCGCATATAGGCTGTATTCCCAAAGATGTCGGCCTATTAGGATCTTTAAAATCTGTTTTTTCTCTTGCCCTTATGCAACATACAATATCCATATTTGACTGCAATAAAACATTCATGAACTGCTTATGTTCCCTTTTAGCACCAATCCAATTAGCAACCTTTCTTGGCTCTCCATTTGCTTTAGGAGCATTTGCAATATCATCACAACCTCCCTCTCCTTCCCATTCATGCGTTACAGAATCAATGACCAATACTTTTACTCCTGAATCTTGAAACTCTTTTATAGCTTGTGCGTATCTAGTAGGAGTAAAAGGAGGATATAAATCACCTATCATAAATTTACCATCTAAAATATCAGCATATAACGAACCTCTTTTGTTTTCTGTATCTAAAAACCCTATTTCTGAAGCTTTATCTACCATTCCTCTAGCGATTAGCAAAGCAGTATATGTTTTACCGCTTCCGCTTATTCCTGCTATTCCAATAACAGCTTTGCTATGCCCGCTTTCTACGGGCCTTATATCTAATATTGCCATACTTTTTTTGTTTTTATACGTGTTTCCACGATTTTTTATTTATAACATTATGAATTACCGACTGAACTACATTGTATTTCCTTGATAATTTAGCTTTATTTAATGATTTATTATTGTTAAATAAAGCTCTTATTTCAATAACCGTTTTTTCATTTAACTTACTGTTTTTGCAACTAGAACCCTTATTTGATTTTTTAAGACCATTTTTATAAGCATGATGATTATTTTCTGAATAAGTGTTCCATTCTAGGTTCTCAATATTATTATCAGACTTAACGCCATTAATATGATTTACTGTTTTTTTGTTTTCTTTATTAACTATAAACGCCATTGCTAATAATCTATGAACATAAAATTGTTTTGAATTACCTTCTTTAAATAAAAAAACAGTATGATAGCCTTTTTTTGTTTTAATATGTTTTAAAATACGCTCTTTTGAATAATAGTGTGAAACTCCATTATACTGCAACTTAGAAAGGCTTTTAACATCTCCTGTTTTGTTTACGACATATAAACCATCATAATCACCTATGTCTTTCCAATCAGTATTAATATCATTATCTAAAACTTCAATTTCTATGTTTGACATAACTATATTAAGTTAATATTGATTAACAATCCTTTTTTAAATTCCTCTAACATTTCAACCGAATTATTAAGAAACTTTTCGCTATCTTCATTTTCCATTTCTGGAACCGCAGAACGAAACTCTATGCTTTCAATAAATTCAGTTAATTCTTTTTTATCTGAAACAAACTTTTTTATTCTAGCTTTGTTTTCTGCCTTTAGCTTTACAGCATGTTCCTCAGATTTCTTTAGGTCTAATGCTACTTGGTTTTCTCTTTCCTCAGAATCTTTTATCTCTTGCTGCTCTTTTTGTTTGGCTATCTCATTTTGCTGTTCAATTTTTAACAAAAAATCCTCAAACTCAACAGCAGCCATAAAATAAACATGATAGTGTGATGCCCTACCGTATTGATATGTAAAACCTCCTTGCAAATCATAAGAAAC